AAAGTTGAAAATGTGTTGTTTATTACTAAGAAACAAGCTATAAGCTCTATATCTAGTGATTATGATAAAATGCGTCCTGTTAATTTTACAATGTTTACTATTAATTATGAAAGCATTCACAAGATACCGGACATAAAGTGGGATGTCATTATTTGTGATGAAGCTCATTCAATGGGAGCTTTTCCAAAGCCTAGTAAAAGAGCTAAGACTGTAAAAGAATTAATACAAGACCATCAACCATATGTCATTTTAATGTCAGGGACTCCTACTCCGGAGAGTTTTTCTCAAATGTATCACCAGGTTTATGGTGTGCCTGGAAATCCTTTTAGTAAATACAGAAGCTTTTATAAGTTTGCTGGTGAGTATGTAAGGGTAGTGCAGAAAAAGATCAATGGATATAACATAAATGACTATAGCAATGGGCTTACTGAGATTATAGAAGAAATGAAGCCTTATACTATTTCATATAGTCAAAAGGAGGCTGGTTTTAAGACTACTATTAATGAGAAAGTGTTATTGGTTCCTATTAGTCAAAAGGTTACGGATATGATTAGTGTACTTAGAAAAGATTTAGTTTATGAGATAGATGGAGAGTATATACTTGGCGATACTGCTGTTAAGCTAATGACTAAGATGCATCAGATGTATAGTGGAACGGTGAAGTTCGAGAGTGGAAAAAGAGTTGTGCTTGACTTAAGTAAGGCTAATTTTATTAAGGAAAAGTTTGATGGTCAGAAGATAGGTATATTTTATAAGTTTCAAGCTGAGTTAATAGCATTAAGGAAAGTGTTTGGTGATAGTTTATGTACTACACTTGAGGAGTTTGACAGCACAGATAAGAACATTGCTCTACAGATTGTGAGTGGTAGAGAGGGAATATCATTAAGAAAAGCAGACTTCTTGGTTTATTACAATATTGACTTTAGTGCTACTAGCTACTGGCAGAGTCGAGATCGTATGACTACAAAGGAGCGAATGCATAATAACATCTACTGGATATTTTCCGAGAAAGGGATTGAGAAAATGATATACAAAGCTGTAAATAGCAAAAAAGATTACACACTAAGACATTTTAAAAGAGATTATGCCATATAAAGATAAAGAAAAACAAAAAGAGTACTTACGTATGCACTACTTAAAGAATAAGGAAACGCATAAGGAAGCTAAAGCGTCAGCTATTAAAGAGTGGAGACTTAATAATAAAGAACATATTTCGTCTTACAATTCCGATTACGCTAAGAAACATAGAGCTGATATAAATAAAAGGGAAAAAAACAGAAGAGACAAAGACCCTTTGTACAAGATGAAACTAAATTTAAGGGGTAGAATAAGAAAAAGTATTGTTGATAAGATGGGTAAGACTACAGACATATTAGGATGTAGTTTTGATGAGGTAAGAAAACACATTAGCAATCAATTTAGAGAAGGAATGAGCTGGGATAATTATGGGGAGTGGCATATAGATCACATTAAGCCATTAGCATTAGCTCATACAGAAGAAGAAACATATGATCTATGTCATTACACTAACCTACAGCCATTATGGGCTATTGAAAATTTACAAAAAGGATGCAGCAATTTAACTTAATATATCATTTCAACCCTTATAATAACAATTGGTACTGCATACCAAGAGAAGAGTATGTTAATTACTTTGAGGGTAATCACAAAAAATGCGGCTGCGGATTTAATATTGAAGGAGCTTATTTAAACTATAAAAACAAAACAAAATGACAGAAATAGAAACTTTTGAAAAACAATATCCTGAATTATCTAAGGAGTTCAAGGAGATACAGCAAGAAATGTATAAATTATTTGCTAGAAAGCAAATGGATTACGGGCTAAATAATATTGCATTAGGTGGTGATTTAAAGAAACCAGAGGACAAAAAGTTTGCTTTAACAGGTTTATCGATTAGATTAACTGACAAAATAAGCAGATTAAAGAACTTAATTAAGAATGGCAAGAATTATGTTCCTGGTGAAGGTCAAGAAGATACATTTATTGATATAGCTAACTATGGTATAATTGGAATGTTAGTTGGTAGAAACCAGTGGAAATGAAAAACAAAGAGCTTCAGTTAATTAAAGAATTGAACCTTAAATACGATAGAGGTTTAAAACCAACAGAAAATGAATATGAAGCTTACGATGCTTACAATAAGGACTCCATAATAGAAATTAAAGTTAGGGATGTTGTTTATGATACTCACTATATACAAGTAGATAAGTTTTATAATTTATTAATGGTTGGTGAAGCCATAAACAAGAAGCCTTTTTACTTGGTTAAAGACTCTTCGGGTATTTATATGTATGATCTAAATGATTTAAAGTCGGAGATTATTACTTCTGAAATTGTTCCGAAGTTTGCTCCTTATAGAACAGAATTCGACAATAACAAGAAAATTACTAAATATTTTTACGAACTAAATAAATATAATTCACTAAATTTATAAAAATGAAACTAAACAAACAGATCAAAGTATTGGTTAAAAACACCCCAAATGATTGTAGTTTAGGATCAAAAATTAGAATGATATATAATGAGAGAAAGCGCAATACAAGCGAAGAGAATAAAACAGCTAGAAGCTGAAGGATATTATGTCATAAAACTAATTAAGACTAATAAAAATGGCATACCTGACTTGGTTGCAATAAGAAAAGACTCTGTTTTATTTTCAGAGATTAAAACAGAAAAAGGAAAGTTGTCTAAACTACAAGAGTATAGATTAAAAGAGTTAAATGAGCTACGGATTTGAAACAGAAGTATATAGAGGATAAAATATTTGATGTTGACGAGGGGTTCATTGACAAGCTACAACAGAGCTTTTCTATGGTAGAGTCTATGGCTATTGCTAAATTAATTAATAAAAAGCTAGACAACCTTGAACCTAACAAAAGCACTACTTATGGTGGGGTGATACACAAACCAAATGCTATTTTTTTTTCAGTGGATTGTGTTAAGCTACATAAGAATTTATATTCATTCACTGATATTAGGGAAATAGATAGTGATGAATACTTAGACTTAATCAACTTAAAATTAAATTTAAATGAAATTTGACAACGAATTAGTAAATCAATTAATAATGTCTGGTTACACATTGCCAGAGGTGGCAGATAAATTAGAGTTAAATTACCAAAAAGTAGTTTCTAATTACGAGCCTACAAAGAAAAAAAATAAGTATATTCAATACTTGAAGTTGTGGGATGATGTAGTGGATAGGAAAAGAAACAATTTTGAAGAAGTGTTAAAAGAAAAGATACACGAAAACGAAATGTATAATTGGGCTAGTTTAAGTCCCAATGACTTAGAGGCTTATTATAGGTACGAGAAAAAAAATAAGGCTTATTATGAGGTATAAATTTGAAGACATAGAAAATATTTTAAAGTTCAAGACTTGGACTGATAAGGATAAGATAGATAAGTTGTTGGAGATTGACTGTAGTTTGTATGCTCACTTAGGAATAGATTCTACAAAGGCAGAAAAAGAGGAAGTTAAAAAAAGAAGCATAGAAATATATAGAACTATTAAAACAATAGATAAGAAATTAGGAGATGAGTTTTTATACTCAGAAGATTTAAAACAATGAAACACCACACTACATACGTTAACTTTATTACTAAGTTGCTTAACGATACTACTGATGAAATTTATGAAAGTTTAATGGATAAAAAACAAGACGAGGTAAACAAGTCCTGTAAGAATCTAATTAAAATTTTAGATGAGTTGATTGATCACGAGGAGTAATGTTATTCAACGTGACATCTAGAGCATAGCACTTTACACTTCTCTATTTCTTTTTGTATTTTATTTACGGCCATTCCTCTGTGTACGCCATTACTTACTTCAAAATCTTTATTCTTTTCAAAATGGTGAAACTCAAGAGCTTGAGTGCAAAACTTTGGATGTGTTTCTTTAGAGTATCCACAGGACTCACAAGCCATTGTTTCTTTTATTTCTCTAAGCCATCTTTGATTGACGTATCTACGGTGTCTTTTCTTTTTACCGTAACATTTAGAGCATTGTCTACGTCTGTATCTTTTACCTTTTTTTATCCCAGCAGATGGAAATTCAGTATCAGGAAAGGATTGATTGCAAATATTGCAAGTTCTCATCCTTCAATATAGTAATTAAAATCCAGTAACCTTAAGAGAAGATGATTTTTTTGTTTTAAGATTAGGGTTCTTTGGCAATGTAGGCAAGTTACCATATGCTATTTGTCT